GTCCACCCCAAGATCCCAAACTCCAACCTGTTGATGCAACCTCTACTGCTGGTCCCACAGGGTAATAGTGTTGAACCCTAATTCCACCAGATGTTGTGGCACCTGATCCTGACTCGTTTGATGGCATTGTTACAGTAACAGTCGTGCTAGTGGGCACACTAGTCACCATAAATTTCTTATCATCAAAATCACTAGATCCAAAATTAGATCCTGTTATAGATGAAAAATTATCTAATAAAATTATATCATTTTCATTAATATTATGAGAACCACTAAAAGTTATTGTAACAACAGCTGATCCGTTGGTCGTGGTAAATGCATTTGTAAGTGTGTTTGTAGATTTGATTGGGTGTATGTCATAGAATACACCACCTGAGTATGCATATAAAATTCTGTTTGTTCCAATGATTGCATATTTTCTAGCTTTACTATTTACGAAATGATGAAGACCTCTACCTGCACCAGTTAGTTTATCATCACCAAGTTGTTTCCAACCACCTATCTTTTCAGGTGTGCCATATCTAAATCTAACATTATCACAGTCTATCCACTGTGATTCTGCTCCAGTAGCTGTAACTTGTTTATTGATTCCAGGTGCAAAACCTATTTTTTGTAGCATATGACTCCATTATAATACTATTTTACAAATGAAGGCAGACCTAGCATTGGTCTTCCATCAAACTTGTTTTTTTCAGCAAATGGGCCATTTACATGATTATAATGCAGAAATACTTGGCCGCAAATGTTTCCGTCAAAAGGCTCTCGCCAATGTTCGAGTTCACAACCACTATATACTAGCATATCTCCTACTTCAAGCAAGACTTTAGTTCCTTTGGGTGCATTAGGCTTGTGTATGTTTTTATACTCGTCTATGACGCTGTCAGCCCCCGTACCATCGATAAATATGGGCCAGGGATCTCCACCAAGATTTAATGTAGTAGATATCTCACATGAGGGCCTATCTTTGTGTCTTCTTAATTCATCACCTTTTTTATATATTCTAGAGTATGAGTATGTAGGTATTAACTGTAGCCCTGTTTCTTTAGCCATTACAGGTAGCATTTTAACTAATAGAGTTTCCATAACAGGATCTGCATAATGAGAATAAGTGTTAGGTATTTGTGTGTCTCCCCATGTTCCAAACATACCTGAGTCAGCTATAATATTATTATCATACATAAACTTAGCTGCATCACGTTTAAGTAAGAAATAATTAAATACGAAGTTTGCTAACTCGTATGATACTGCACCTTTAATTACTTGATATTTATTGAAAGCCATGTTGTATAAAATTAAAACTTACTGATATTCTTATATCATTTGATTGATTGGGTTCAACACAATGCCAAAGATAAAATGGAAACATTATAATTCTACCCTCTCTAGGTTCTAGATGCACCTCTCTCCATAATTCTTTTGGTGGTTTACCTTTTTTTCTTGTTGGCATATTTAATTGCACACCTGGTCTAGGATCATTACAAACTAAATTACCAGATTGTTTTAAAGCTTTTATATAATACACTCCACTAAATAAACTATTAGGATGTATATGTGGGGCATTGTATCCTCCTGGTGGATTTATATTAGCCCACATATTACCTAATACAGGTTCTCTATCTAACCACTCTTCTTTCCATATGTCATTCATCATTATAAATAGTTCTTTTACTAAAGGTTCAAACACAGGCATTTTATGCATTTCCGTTGTTGAGTGCCAACCATTACGATTTGTTTTTTTAACACCAGGGTCTCGTTTAGACCATTCAACAATTTCATTTGCAAAAAGTTGATTATCTAACTTTACATCTTTACCATATATAGTTGTTGGAAAAAATTGTTCCTTAATCATCTAAATGGTTTACCTCCAAACCAAACAACAAGAGATTGTCTAAGACCACGTTTAACTGGTTGCACTCTATGGTTTATAAAAGATGCAAAACAAATTGCATGACCTTGTTTAAGTTCTCCAAATTTACCTGGTGCACCTAACTCTAAATGTCCACCTTCAAACTCTGAAGGATCATTTAATAATAGTGTCATGGATATTTTTCTAACAGGTGGTTCATGTTGCATATGTGTATCACAATCCATGTGCCAATCATAAAAACCTCCTTCAGGATACTCTGTAAATTGTGCATTTTCTGTAATCCTAATATCACCAAATCCAAAATGATTTTCATTTGCTTTTTGTATAAATTTATAAAGGTCTTCATACATGTGACTCATTTCTTTAAAAGGTATCCAAGATATTGTTGTAACTCTTTTACTTGTGTCTGTGCCACCACCAGGTTTACCCATACCAACTTGTGCTTTTTGTGGTGGTTGACGTCTACCACATTCTATAATTTGTCTACATTGATCTGGCG